TCCCGAAGTGGATCGAGTCGGTGCGGGCTGCTGGCGAAAAGCCGGTGGCCGATTACCAGGCGCTGCGCCAGTACATGCAGACGGTCGGGTTGCCCGAGGATTTCGTGGGCCTGGCCTGGCAGTCGTTCAAGGATCGCTACCCGACCGACGAGAAGGGAAAGCGCAAGCGCTATGCCGAGTGGCGGGCCATGTTCCTGAATGCCGTCAAGGGCAACTGGTTCAAGCTGTGGTATCTCGACGCTGACAGCAGCTGGCAGCTGACGACGGTCGGCAAGCAGGCTGACCTGGCCGCGGCTGCGGAGGTGCCGGCATGAGCAAGTACGCTGCAGGGCAGGTCATCGAGGTGGCCGGCTACCCGTTTGTTCGCACGGTCTATCACGGCCGCGATGCTGACGGCGAGTTTCAGACGGATGGCTGGCGGCCAGGCGTTACGTTCGAGAGCGGAGAAGATTTGTGCGATCACGCCGCTGTTGCTGACGGCCTGGGAGCCATGTTGCTGACAGTGGTCAGCGTGCATAAGCCGGGTGACTTCCCGGAGCGCGTTTTTTTCACGCGGCAATGGCGCGACCCTGACGGAAATGTGTTCGGAAAGACCCGCAGGCTGCTTACGCGCAGCGCTGCTGGATTGACGAATCTGTGTCGCGGCTATCGGCATCATTTCGAGGTGGCAGCATGACCGACATCGAAACCATCATCCCGCACTCGGTCGAGGCCGAGCAGTCGGTGCTGGGTGCCATCCTGCTCGACGAGCACGCCATCGACAGCGTGGCCACGTTGCGCAAGGAGCATTTCTACGTCGCGGCGCACCGCGAAATTTTCGGTGTCGTTGCCGCGATGGCGGCCGAGTCGAAGCGCATCGATGTCATCACGCTGGCCGAGGCCATCGGCGACGCCGGCCTGGATGACGCGACAGGCGGCCTGGCTTACCTGGGCGAACTGGCAGCCAACACGCCCAGTTCGGCGAACGTGGTGCGGTATGCCGAAATCGTGATGAACAAGGCAACCGAGCGCCAGCTGCTTGCCGCGGCGAATGACATCATCGCCCTGGTGCGCTCGACCGGCCCGACGCGCGACAAGCTGGCCAAGGCGCAGGCCGCTGTGATGGACATCGCCGAGTCACGCCAGCAGAAGCAGCCGAAGCTGCTGCGCGACTTGATGCACAAGTTCGTCGAGAACCTGGATAACCGTTCGCGGGGCGTGATGTCGGGTATCTCGACGGGTATCGCGCCGCTCGACGAGAAGCTGGGCGGCGGGCTGCAGGATGGCAACCTGATCATCGTCGCCGGTCGGCCCTCGATGGGCAAGAGCGCATTCACCTCAACCATCGGCATCAACGTGGCCCTGGCTGGTCATCCGGTCGGCTTGTTGTCGATGGAGATGACCGACGACGAGCAGGCCGAGCGCAGCGTAGCGCAGCTGGGGCATGCGTCGCTGGCCGACATTCGGCGCGGCAATCTGAACGGCGAGGCCGGCGAAAAAATCCATGTCGGCATGGGCAAGGCCATGGAATTGCCGTTCGTCATCGACGACGAAGGCGGGCTATCGGTGGGCGAGGTGATTTCCAAGGCCCGGCAGATCAAGCGGCTGCACGGTCTGCGGCTGCTGATTGTCGATGCGCTCGGCTTGATGGATCACGATGCTGACAAGGCGGTGTCGCAACTGGGTGCTATCACGCGCACGCTCAAGGCCTTCGCCAAAGAGATGAACATCCCGATCATCCTGCTCTGTCAGCTGTCGCGCAAGTGCGAAGACCGCACCGACAAGCGACCCATCATGTCCGACCTGCGCGATTCAGGTGCCATCGAGCAGGATGCCGACGTGGTGATGATGTTGTACCGCGACGAGTATTACAACCCGGAGTCGATGGACAAAGGCATAGCCGAATTGCTCATTCGCAAGGCGCGACAGGGAACGACGGGCGTGGTGTCGATGGCTTTCCTGGGCGAGCAGACGCGCTTTGCCGAGCTAACCCGTGAATGGGAGCCGCCCAGCGCCGCGGCGCCGCGCACCCGTAGCCGGCGAGGGCTTGACTGATGGCCGCCATGACCCCGATGGAGCGCCTGGAGGCGGTGCGCCGACAGGCCGAGGCGGCTGACGAGGCGCGCGAGCACTACGCCCGATTTCTGGCTTTTCAGCGCGACCAGAATGGCTGGTCGCCCGATGAAATGGCCGATTACAAGGCCAAGATTGGCGTTCTGATGGGCAAGGACGATGCTGCTGCGCTGGCGCTATTTCCCGATGGCGCTTATCGGACGGCCGATGATGCCCGCCAGGGTGCGCGAGATTTTTGGCGGGCGTGGTGCGAGTTGATGCTACCAAAAACTATTTTGCGCATCACGTAGCATCAAGTCGTAAAATCGAGGCTTCAATCGCAACTTTGTTCTATGAGCCTCGACAAAAACAAAACGCAGGTGCCGCCGCACCACAAACCGGAAAGCCGCCCGATGCAAGAGGCTTTCCGCGTGCTGGGCGAGTTGCGCACCAGGCCGATGGTGGCGGTGTTCGTCCATTTCAATGCCAAGACGCTGGGCTATCGGGTGACGATGGCCGACTGTGAAAAAGACTTGTGGCGCGAAACGCAGCATGACGCGATCAAGATGTCCCGGTGCGCTGGCGTGTATCGCGGTCGCGCTCTGTCGGCCACCGACATCGCCGACGACCTGCATGCCATGGGCGTTCCGCTGGAGTTGGCCGGCTGATGGCGGCGCAACGTCAGCGCATTGCTCTGCGCTTCGACAAGGGCGGCATTGTGCCGGCCAATGCCGAGGCCATTCGCATCCTGCGCGAACGTGGTTTCAAGGTGGGCGACGTGGTGATGGCCGATTTGGTCATGCCGCGCAACCTGGCATTCAACAACCTGGCGCACCAGCTGGGCAACTTGATTGCCGAGAACATCGACGCCTTTGACGGCATGAAGGCGCATGACGTGCTCAAGCGCATCCAGGTCGAGGCAAGCATCGAGTGCGACGAAACCGTGACCGATGTACCAGGCCTGGGGCGCATGGTGTTCCGCAAGCCGCGCTCGCTGTCGTTTGCCTCGCTCGACCAGGGCGAGTTTTACGGCTTCGTCAGGCAGGTTTGTGATTACGTTTCCAAGACCTACTGGCCCGGCGTATCGCCCGAGCGCATTGCGCGCATGGCCGACTGCATGGTGGATTGATGGCCTGGCAGCGCGTGGTCTTTTCTGCTGAATGCGACGAGGACGGGAATTGCCCGGTGTGCGGCGATGTGGATTTTGCCGACTGCCAGTGCCCTGGCCCGACGCAGGAAGACGAATTCGACTACGCGGAAATCGATGGTGTGCTGATGGCCAGGAGGTTGGCATGAACTGGCTGAAGTGGCTTGAATGCTGGTGGCACAAGAAGCATATCCCCATGTACTACTGGGGCAAAGACGGCAAGCGCAGACGCATGTGTGCACGGTGCGGCATGGATATGGGCGAGTGAGCGCAAGCGCCGAGCGGCTGCACATGCAGCGCGTCAAGGAATTGCCGTGCTCGCTATGCAATGCGCCTGCGCCATCGTCGGCGCATCACATTCTCGAAGGCCGCACGCCGGGCCGCAAATCTCAAAATCTATTGGTGATACCCCTGTGTTTCGATTGTCACCAGGGCAAAAGCGGCATCCATGGCGACCGATCCCTGTGGAATGTCTATCGAAAAACAGAACTTCAATGCTTGGCCGAAACCATCGAAAGGTTGTTTTATGACTAATCTCGAACGCTGCCACCTGGGCGACGAGGCGGATTGCCTGGGCGAGTGGGGGATGCAGGTTATTCGGCGCGAGCCGGTGGCGCGCACGATGCGCGTGCTGCATGCCCACAACGGCGCCGAAATCGGCATGGCCGAGTTGTCGGCCGCTACCTTGCGCGGCCGGCGTGCCGTGCTGGCTGACCGCAAGACGGGTCAGCTGTATGACGCCACCACCCTGCGCTGCCTGACCGGGCCGCTTGAACTGAAGGACTGATCCGATGCCAGCTGAAACCGGAAATGCGATGAAGTTCGACGGCGGCAAGCCGCGCATGTCGCTCATTGAGCGCTGTTTCATCGAGGGTGTGGCCAGGGTGCTGACCTTTGGCGCCAAGAAATACGCAGCGCGCAACTATCGGAATGGTGCCGTGGTGTCGCGCTACCTGGATGCCGCCTTGCGCCATCTGGTTGCCTTTGGCGATGGCGAAAACAACGACATCGAGAGCGGCGAGAGCCATCTGCATCATGCAGCCTGCTGTCTGATGATGGCCGACTGGATGCACCGCAACCGTCCCGACCTGGATGACCGGGCCAGCGTGCCAGCCGTCGTGACGGTCGGTGTCGATTTGGGCATGGGCGAAAGCAAGGCCGTTGTTCATGCCTGGCCGTCCGTCGTGGCCATGCCGGGCGGCTTTTCAAGCGAGAACAAGATGGAGATGCAGCAATGTCAGTCAAGCAAGTAAGCGAGGTGGTTATCCGCATCCGACCGGTGCTGCACGCCCTGAACGCGGCGGGCCTGTACGACGAGCGCACGCTGATTCAGATGGCGCGCTACGAAACCAGCCTGGCGCAGTTTTTCCTGTACGACTGGATGCGCAAGGAAGCGCTTGGGCGCCTGGCGGGCGGGTGGTCGCGTGGCTGATGCGCGCTTGGCGCCCTGGAAGAAGCGGGCGAAGTATCGCAACGTCAAGACCGAAGTCGATGGCCTTAAATTCGACTCGAAGAAAGAGGCGAAACGCTGGGTCGAGCTAAAGCAGCTGCTCGACGCGGGCCGCATTTCCAACCTGATGCGCCAGGTTGTGTTTCAGCTGGTTCCGCAGGTTGTGCTCGACGGGCGCAAGCAGCAGCCGGTGAAGTACGTGGCCGATTTTCAGTATCAGCTGGGTGATCAGATCATCGTCGAGGATGTCAAGGGATTCAAAACGCCGGAATACCGCATGAAGCGAAAGATGATGAAGGCGTTTCTCGGCATCGAAGTGGAGGAAGTCTGATGGATTACGAGGCAACGCTTTTCGTGATGTTCCTGGCGATTATGGCCATCCCTTCAGCTTGCTGGGTTTGGGTGGAGTTGATGGCCTGGACGGCGCGCACAGCTGTCGATTGCTATGTCGAATCCAAAAGTAAGCTATTGCGTGGATGACGCTGTAAAGATGCACAAACAAGGGCGCTCGGTGAAAGAAATTTCCCGAGCGCTTCGCATTTCAGAGGCTGAGGTTTATCGCCGGCTTGTTGCTTACCAGAGGGAAGTCCATGCAAAAAACCAAAAAGCTGCCGAGTAAGTCGCAAATTCGCGCTGAACTGGATGCCAAGGTGTTGCGCTACATGCGCACGTCGCCCGGCATGCGGCGCGTAACCGATGTCTCGAAGGCGCTGGGTGTGCCGGTATCGGCGGCCAATGTCAGCCTGCGGCGACTGTTGAGTGGCGGCGACCTGGAGCGCAGCGAGCGGCCGAAGTACGGCACCGATAAGCACATTCATGGACGTGTCCCGGTTTACAAGGCGGTTCCGGTGGCGGTCGCGCCGGCCGGGCCGGATTGGATCGCGCCAAAGATGCCGTCTTTCCCGTCTGGTGCCATTGTTGGTCGCCGGGTTTTTGTGTCCGGTAAGCGGGTGGCGAGCGACTAGCTGACCGTCTGGCAATGTCGCTCAGTGGTGGCGGCTTCGAGAATCGTGTGACTTAACAACGAGCGAGCCGCATGGATCGACTAGATGAAATTCTCCCGGCGCTGGCCAAACATGGCAGCAAGACCGCTGCCGCCAAGGCGCTGGGCATGACGGACGGCGCTTTCCGCCGACGTTACGACAAAGTGGCCAGCAAGGCAGGCGCCACGGAGAAGACGACAGGCGTATCCGATGCTGACCTGCTGCGCGACCGAGTGCGCAGCCTTGAGGCCCAGTTGGCGGCCGGCAAGCGTGAAACACTCGATGATCATTACGTTCGCCAACGCATCATTGGCCTGGCATCGAGCAAGCCGAAGATTCCCGGCTGGATTACCCAGCCGACGCTGGGCGACAAGCTGCCGGGCGTGCCGACCTTGTTTGCAAGCGACTGGCACTGGGGCGAAGTCGTGGATGGGGCGCAAATTGGCCACGTCAATACCTACGACCTGGCGATTGCCCAGGCCCGTGCCCGTGCCATGGTCGAGCGCGCCATTATGCTGCTGCGCGAGCATGTGGTGTGCCCCGATTACCCTGGCATCGTGTTCGCGCTGGGTGGTGACATGCTGTCGGGCGACATCCACGACGAACTGACCCGCACGAACGAACTGGAGAGCATGCCGACGCTGCTCGACTTGTGGGGCGTGATGATTTGGGCAGTGAAGACCCTGGCCGACGATTTCGGTAAGGTGTTCATTCCGGCCGTGACCGGCAACCACGGGCGCACTACGAAGAAGATGATGGCCAAGGGCCGCGCCTTCACGAATTACGATTGGCTGCTCTATCAGCTGCTGGCCAAGCACTTCGAGGGTGATGCGCGCATCCACTTTATGATTCCGAGCGGGCCGGATGCGCTGTATGCGGTCTATGGCCATCGCTACCTGCTGACGCACGGCGACCAGTTTCGCGGCGGGGATGGCCAGATTGGCGCCATCGGCCCGATTACCCGCGGCAACAAGCGCAAGCTGGCCAGGAATACGGCCATCGGTGCGGATTACGACACGATGCTGCTCGGCCACTGGCACCAGTACATGCCGCTGCATCGCTCCATAGTCAATGGCAGCCTCAAGGGCTACGACGAATATGCCAACGCCTGCAATTTCGAGTACGAACCACCGATCCAGGCGCTGTGGCTGACGCATCCGCAGCATGGCATCACGTTCTCGATGCCGGTGTATTGCGACGAGCATCGCAAGAAGGATCATGCCGTGGAGTGGTTGCAATGGGCAGCATGACGAAAGCGACTTGGCAGCCGTTCATGGCCATCGATGATAGCGACGAAATCGACGACGTGCTGCTCGATGTCGATGTGCGCACGATTTACGGCGACCGGGCGCCGATGACCGAGGTTTCGCTGTTCGGCAAGTCGATGCTGACGACCGAGGTGCAGAGTGACATTGACGACGCGGCCAGTGCGCTGGCCACGGATTTTCTGCATGACTTCACGTTTTCGACGAGGCACTGATGAAGCTATTGCTTGAGCGCGACCAGCGCGGC